TGACAGTAAAAGAAAAAACAACGACTAAAAGAACCACTTCAAAAGCAAAAGAAGTTGTAAATGAAAATATAGATCTTCCTGCAAATCCTTTTGCTTTTGAGGTTTTGAATCTTGCAAGTTCCCAGAGAACTAATGCAAAAAAAGTTGAGATTCTTAAAAAATATGAACACGATTCATTGAAAGCAATTTTTATTTGGAATTTTGATGAGTCAGTAATTTCACTTTTACCAGAAGGAGAAGTTCCTTTTTTTGGTGATAATACAATGAAGACAACAACAATGTCTGAAAGAATTGAAGATTCAATTAGGCAAATGTCTGATTCTTCAATTGGAGCAATTGATCAAAAGTATTCCACTCTCAGAAAAGAATATACATTGCTTTATAATTTTGTAAAGGGTGGAAACGATTCATTAAATGGAATTCGCAGAGAGAGCATTTTTGTTAATTTGTTAGAGGGAATTCATCCTCTTGAAGCAGAAATTATTTGTCTTTGTAAGGATAAAAAATTACAAACAAAATATAAAATTACCAAAGAGATAGTTTCTGAAGCATATCCAGATATTACTTGGGGTAATAGAAGTTGATTATGGTTTTAATACATAAAAATTGTGATCCATCTGTGGCAAACAATAAATCTTTGCCGAGAAATTCTTACTTGGTTGCATATCAAGAAAGTAATGAAAAAAAATATGATATTGTTCAAGCAGGTTCTTTTGTAGAAGTATTTGATAATTACTATGATCAATATGGAAAAGGATGTATTTTAAATATCAAATGGTCAGAAGGAACAGTAAATCCAAAGTCATATAACTATCAAGTTAAAGATAAAAAATCAAAAAAATAGTTTGGAATGGGGGTTGATACAACCCCTTTTTTGTGTTAAAATTTTGAGAGAGATTAGTATCTTATGGACAGAGAAAAACTAAAACTAATTGTCCGTAATCTTGAATTGTTGGTTGATTCTCTAAAGGCAGAAATCTATTCTGATGTCTCTGCTTATAAACCTAAAGAACCAATGGGAAAAAGACCAATTTTAGATTACGACGAAATCTTTGAGGATAATAATGACTGATACTGGAAGAGCAAAGAAACTTGTAAAACTTCTTGAGAGGTTAATTAATCAAGATCATCTTTATACGGATGATAAAATAAAAGAAATGAAAGCACAACTTCGTACTGTAAAAGAAGAAATTGCACAATTAGAAGCAAAAACATCAAAAGGATTTGGAAAGAAATGAAACCAATTAAAGCAAAAGACCTTCTTGAATTAGATAAGGAAATGAAAGTTGTGATGCTTAATCAAACACAACTTCCACAAACTCTTGTTTATCAGGGTGGAAAAAATGATTACTCTGAAGAACCTATTCATACAAAGATTCCACCAAATGAAAAGGACTGTGGTAAATGGGTTATTGAGCAATTACTTGCAAATGAACGTGGGCACTGGGGTCCATTGGAGCATCCTGCGATTACTTTGGATTGCGTTGGATTTGTTCATAATGTAATGGTTCAGGCACGAACTCATCGTGTTGGTGTGTCTTTTGATGTTCAATCTCAACGTTATACTGGTCGTCGTGTATTGAAAGTTGCAAGTGGAGATCTTAAACCAGAAAAGGTTTATTATGTGCGTCCAGAAGGTCTCTACCTTGACCGTAAAGGGCATAAGTACGAATGGACAAGGGAAGATTATGAAAGGCAGTTAAAGTTCTGTCTGGCAGCATCTGAGAGATATGCAGAAGGTTATAATACTCGTGGTATGGCAGAAGAACATCTTCGTGATTATCTTCCACAGAATATTCGTCAAAACTTTGTAGTCTCATTCTCACTTCGTGCTGCACTTCACTTTCTTGATCTTCGTGCAAAGTTGGATGCTCAAGTAGAAATTCAGGCACTTTGTGAGGCAATGGTCCCTATTATTAAAGAATGGGTTCCTGAGATTTTTAGTTATTATGAAGAGAAGCGTCTCCATAAAGCACGTTTGAGTCCCTGATCTAAATAATCGTACATATTATTTTAACAAATGGCAATATATCCAATTATTCACAAAGAAACTGGTGAAACCAAAGTGATTGAAATGAGTGTCAATGACATTATGCAATGGTATAAAGACAATCCTCAATGGACAAGAGATTGGTCTCAGGGTTGTGCTTCTCCAGGAGAAGTAGGTGATTTATTGAGCAAACACGTTAGTAGAAACCCAGGATGGAATGATGTCCTCCGTAAAGTTTCAAAAGTTCCAGGTGCAAATGTAAAACCAATTTAACTATGGCAAGAAAAAGAAGAAGCAATGATAATCAACCAATCGGAGTTGGTTATACCTCCAAACAAATGAAGAGGAGAAAACCAATCAGTTCTGACTATCTGATTGATGTTGAACCTTTAACAGAGAATCAAAGAAAACTTTTTGAATCATATCAAAACGGAAAACATTTGGTTGCTTATGGTTGTGCTGGTACTGGTAAAACATTCATCAGTCTCTACAATGCACTTAAAGATGTATTAGATGAAACTACACCATACGAACAAATTTATGTTGTTCGTTCTCTTGTAGCAACTCGTGAGATTGGATTTCTTCCAGGGGATCATGACGATAAGTCTGCTCTTTACCAGATTCCTTATAAGAATATGGTAAAGTATATGTTCCAGATGCCAAGTGATGTTGATTTTGAGATGCTTTATGGTAATCTTAAATCTCAAGAAACTGTAAAGTTTTGGAGTACATCTTTTATTCGTGGCACAACTCTTGACAATTCAGTCATTATTGTTGATGAATATCAGAATCTTAATTTTCACGAATTGGATTCTATCATTACTCGTGTTGGTGAAAACAGTAGAATTATTTTTTGTGGAGATGCTACTCAATCTGATTTGGTTAAAACAAATGAAAGAAATGGCATTAGTGATTTTATGAATATTCTAAGAAAGATGGATTCTTTTGATATTATTGAATTTGGAGTAGATGATATTTGTAGATCTGGACTTGTTAAAGAATATATTGTTGCTAAACTTGAAGCAGGTTATTAATGCCCAATCCTTTAATTGAAAAATATAATGAACTATATGGTTCAAAGCAAAAGAAAATAGAAAGATTTAAATATGTGAATTTGAATCTCCCTCAATTGGAGAGGGAGACCATTGATGGAGTTCGTTATTATAAGGTTCCAAATGAAGACCAGTTAATTAAATTGGTCTCCATTACTTCTGTAACCAGTCATAAGAACCGTCAGTTCTTTGCTGATTGGAGAAAAAAAGTAGGAGAAGAACAAGCAAATAAAATCACAAAGCAAGCAACCAGTCGTGGGACTGATATGCATACACTTGCTGAAATGTATTTGAAGAATGAAGAGTTTAATTCTGAGGTTCTTCCAATTTCGCAAATGTTATTTGGAATTGCGAAACCTTATTTGAATAAGATAAATAATATTCACGCACTTGAAAATTCTTTGTATAGCAAAGTTTTAGGTATTGCGGGAACTGTTGATTGTATTGCCGAATACAATGGTGAATTAGCAGTTATTGACTTCAAAACTTCTAAGAAACCAAAACCAAGAGATTGGATTGAGCATTATTTCGTTCAATGTGCTGCTTATGCTTGCATGTTATATGAAATGACTGGTATAATGGTAAAGAAATTTGTCATCATTATGGCTTGTGAAAATGGAGAATGCGAAATTTATGAAGAATACGACAAAGGAAAGTACATCAAGTTACTCACCGAATATATTAGAGAATTTGTTAGAGATAAACTTCAGCAATATGAATGATAAACTCAAGGAAGAATTAAATAACAAGTTTCTATGTCCTCAAAAGTTCGCTCAGGATATAGAGAATATTGTCAAAGAATCTAAAATCAATTATATTGATGCAATCGTCACATATTGTGAAGAAAATAGTATTGAAATTGATACTATATCTAAATTAGTTTCTAAACCATTGAAAGAGAAACTTAAAAATGATGCTATGGAATTGAATTTTTTGAAAAAAACTACTCGTGCTAAATTGCCATTGTAAAATTAAACTATATAATAATGCCTGGTTTGTTCGCACTTTTCAGGTGGGAGAGTATTTTCACTCTCCCCTATAATTATAAATAGTAATGCGAACAAACTTAAGAGCAGATGAAAGTAATTATCTACTGCGCCCATTGTATTTGTACTGGAAAAAAGTATATCGGGCAAACAAGAAAAGAATTAAAAGAAAGAATAAGACAACATAAAAATTCTTGCTTTAGTAATAAGCATAAAGATATTAAATTTTATAATGCTATAAAGAAATATGGTTGGGAAAATTTTATTTGGAGAGTAATTGAAGAAGGTGATATTGATATTTGGAATTTTAGGGAGATTTATTGGATTGAAAAATACAATACGTACAGAGATGGTTACAATTTAACTGAGGGTGGAAATAATAGAATAGTTTATGAACCACGATGTAAAGATTTTGAATTGATGTCTCCAGAAGGAGAAATAATAAAAGGAAAAAATATTAGAAAATTTTGCAAAGAAAATGGATTGAATCCGTCAAATATTACTAATCTTTTATCTGGAAAAGGAAAATCTTGTAAGGGATGGAAATTACCAAGTACCAAATTGATTGGCAAAAAATCATTTTCATTGACAATATCAAGAGAATATAAGATAATGTCACCTACTGGAGAAATTATTGAAGGTAAAAATGTTAGTGAATTATGTAGAAAATTTGGTTTATCAGTTAGTGCTATAATTAATGTTTTAAATGAAAATCTTTATTCTTACAAAGGTTGGAAACTTCCTTCCACAGAATTGTTTGGAGGATCATTAATTTCTAAAAAATTAGAAAAAGAATATAAATTGATTTCTCCTGATGGAA